AGTGACAGGCGGCTTCCGCTTCCTGAAAACGGAAGTGCTCGAACTGTCGCTGGTGACGATTCCGGCGAATGCCTCCGCGACGATTCACACGATCAAGTCGCTTGACCTGGCCGCGTCCGGCCTGTACCCGCCCGGCATCTCGGGCCTGTTCGCGAAAGGCCGTCCCATGACGACCGCGGAACAAATCACGGCGTTTACCACCACCCGCAACACAAACGCCACGCGCATGACGGAGCTCATGGACGCCGCGGCGAAAGAGGCCGTGACGCTCGATGGCAAGCAGACCGAGGAGTACGATGCCCTCGCCGTCGATGTCGCCAATCTCGATAAGCATGTCGAGCGGTTGAAGGCCCTCGAGCTGACGCAGGCCGCGACCGCGACGCCGATCGTGGCGACGACGATCACGAAGGCCGCCGAGCTGCGCGGCGGCATACCGGTCGTGCAGGTGAAATCGCTCCTGCCGAAGGGCACCGCGTTTCTTCGCTACTGCCAGGCCGTGGCCTATGGCCGCGGTGATTCGATGCGGGCGCTCGAGTTTGCCAAGCAGTGGAAGGATTCCACGCCGGAAGTCGAGCTGGTGCTGAAAGCCGCCGTTGCGCCAGGGACGACGACCGATGCCACGTGGGCCGGTCCCTTGGCGCAACTCCAGCCGATGGCCGCAGAGTTTCTCGACCTCTTGCGACCGGCGACGATCTTGGGCAAGGTGCCAGGCCTGCGGAAGGTGCCGTTCAATATCTCGGTCCCGTCGCAGACGGGCGGCGGCACGTACCAGTGGGTCGGCCAGGGGGCGCCGAAGCCGGTGGGCAAGCTGCAGTTCGGGACCATCACGCTGACGTTCTCGAAGGCCGCGGGCATTATCGCGATCACCCAGGAGCTGGCGCGCTTCTCGTCGCCGAACGCGGAGGACGTGATCCGACGCGACATGATCACAGGGATGGCGGCGTTTCTCGATAACGAGTTCGTCGATCCGACGAAGGCGGCCGTGGCGAACGTCTCGCCGGGCTCCATTACCAATGGCGTGACGCCGATCACCACGGCCGGCACCACGCCGGCCAATGCGCGGACGGACGTGATCGCGCTGCTCAATGCGATCGTCGCGGCTGGCCTCCCGGTCTCGCAAGTCGTGCTGATCATGTCGGAAGCCAACGCGCTCGCGCTGAGCTCGGCGCTCAATCCGCTCGGACAACTGATGTTTCCCACGATGGGCGTGAGCGGGGGCACGGTTCTGGGCCTCACGGTGGTGACATCGCAGACCGCCGGCACCAACGTGATCGCCCTGGTGCCGGACGCGATCCTCTATGCGGACGATGGCGGCGTCAGTATTGATGTCTCGACGGAAGCCTCGGTGCAGATGGACTCGGCGCCGGACAATCCCACCATCGCCACCACGATCCTGACATCGTTCTGGCAGAACAACCTCGTCGGGTTGCGTGCCGAGCGGTACATCAACTGGAAGAAGGCCCGCGCGGGCTGCGTGCAGTACACCGTGGCGACCTATGCGGGGTGATGCCATGAAAATGATCGCCCTGACGCATCACACCTACGATGGCCGCGGGTATGCGCCGGGAGACACGTACGACGCGGATCCGCTGTACGTCGAGACGCTCGAGGCGATCCAATTCGCGAAGCGGGCCGATGATGTCCCCATCGTCGCGCCCGCCCCCGTGTCCTCACGTGTGCCTGACAGGCCGACCGTCGATCCACCGGCGCCCGAGCATCGGACCCCGACGCTGAAACGACCCGCAGGACGGTAATGCAGCTGTTCGGCTGGACGATCATGCGGACCAAGGCGCTCCCGCCGCTGCAGCCGCTGCGCGGCAGTCGGAGTGGCGGCTGGTATCCGACGTGGCCGATGGTCCGCGAGTCGTTCCCTGGTGCCTGGCAACAGAACATCACGCTGTCGGCCGACTCGGTCCTCGCCTACAGCGCCGTCTACAGTTGCATCACCCTCATCAGCACGGACATCGGCAAACTCGGCTTGCGCCTGGTGCAGCAGGATGCCGATGGCATCTGGACCGAAACGAGTTCGTCGGCGTTCTCGCCCGTGCTGCGGAAGCCGAACCGCTATCAGACGCGAATCAAGTTCATCGAGCAGTGGGTGACCTCGAAACTGGTGCACGGGAATACCTACGTGCTGAAGCAGCGCGATGAGCGTGGCGTCGTCGTCGCGCTCTATGTCCTTGACCCGATGCGGGTCATGCCGCTCGTCGCGGCCGATGGCGCCGTCTACTATCAACTGCAGCGCGACGATCTGTCGAACCTGCGCGAGGACCGGATCGCTGTGCCGGCCCGCGACATGATCCACGACACGATGGTGTGCCTCTTTCACCCGTTAGTCGGGGTCTCGCCGCTGTTTGCCTGTGCATTGGCCGCGCTGCAGGGCCTGAAGATTCAGGAGAACTCGGCCCAATTTTTCAGCCAGGGATCGCATCCGGGCGGCGTCTTAACGGCCCCAGGCTTCATCAGCCAGGAGACGGCCGATCGCCTCAAGGCCTACTGGGATACGAACTTCAGCGGGAGCAATGTGGGCAAGGTCGCGGTACTCGGCGACGGCCTGAAGTATGAGGCCATGGCCGTCACTGCCGTCGATGCGCAGCTCATCGAGCAATTGCGCTGGACGGGTGACACGGTCTGCAGTTGTTTCCACGTGCCGCCGTACAAGATCGGCATTGCCCCCGCGCCCGCCTACAACAACATCCAGGCACTTAACCAGCAGTACTACTCAGAGTGCCTGCAATCGATCATCGAAAACCTCGAGCTCTGTCTGGACGAAGGTCTCGGTCTCGGCCCCGGCTTCGCCAATCGCTACGGGACCGAATTCAATCGCGACGATCTGCTGCTGATGGACACGGCGACGACGACGAAGGCCGCGGCCGATGGCGTGGGCAGCGGCTGCATCAGTCCCAACGAAGCGCGCCGCCGCTACTTTGGCCTCGGGCCCGTGACGGGAGGCGAGTCGCCCATGGTGCAACAGCAGTACTACTCGCTCGAGGCCCTGGCCGAGCGTGATGCCGACAAACCCTTCGCCAAACCCACGGCGGCGACGCCGCCGATCGCGCCCGAGATGGACGACGAGGACGACGAACCGGAGGACGACGACGAGGAAAAGGATCTCGCCGTGCCGCTGCTCGTGGCCGTCTTCGAACGCAGCCTGCGTCAGGAGCTGGCGCGATGACCGAAGCGGAAGCGATGGCCTTCTCGACGTCGCTGGCCGGCGTCGTGCGCGATGTCGTGTCGAGTGCCGTCGGCGACGTCCGCGAGCGCATCGCCGGGCAGTTCGGCCCGGTGTACGAGCGGCTCGCCGTGCTCGAGACGCGGGCCCCCGTGCCGGGGCCGCCCGGGGCCGATGGCCGTGACGGCTTGGGCGTCACGGACTTCGACGTGGCCTATGACGGCGAGCGGACCTTTACGCTGACCTGGTCGAACGGCGAGCGGAAGGTGGAACGCAGTTTCACGCTGCCCGTACCCATTTTCAAGGACGCCTTCACCGAAGGTCGCACCTACGGCGCACACGATCTCGTGCAGTATCAACGCTCGGTGTGGTACGCGCGGGAGATCACGGCGACGAGACCAGGCACGCATGCCGACAAGTGGCGACTCTTTGCGTCTCACGGACGGGACGGACGGGACGGGAAGGACGCCAGCTGATGTTCGTCAGCTACGACACGGCGGCGATGCACTTGAAGCTCTATGACCTCAAAATGAATCCCGAGGTCGAGGCGGACGTCCGGCTGAAGCTCGCGCAGGCCGAAGCCCTCGTGCTCACGCACATCAAGACGCCCGATCCCGGCTGGACCGACGAGACCGATCCGGCGACGAACTTTCTGTTTGCAGTGGCCCAGGCGGCGACGCTGCTGATCCTGTCGAACCTCTGGCGCTTCCGCGGCGACGACGAGACGAAGGGCGAGAACGGCCCGCTCACGCCACGCGTCGCCGAGCTGCTCTCGCAGTTTCGGGATCCGAGTCTGGCGTAGGGACAATGGCGCAACCGATCCACGTCCAACCCGCCGGCACTCGCGAGGCCCTCGTGACGGTCGAAGTCAAGACGCTGGGGGGCGGCGGCGGCTTTCCCGTCGAGACGTGGGCGCCGCTCATCACGCTGTGGATGCGCAAGGTGGATTTGATGGGCGCCGAGGCTTTCCAGGCCGACCAGATGAGCGCGCGGTATGACGTGCGCTTCATCGCGCCCTACGGGCCGCAATTGGATCCGGAGCTGGTCGACGTCCCGGCGACGCATCGCCTGCGCTATCTCGGAAAGACCTACGACATCACGCATGCCGCGATCATCGGGCGGTACGAGGGCATCACCTACGCGGCCATCGCGCCGAGCGCCCCGGAGTCCTGATGGAACTCTCGGTCACGCTCACCGGGCTCCAGCCATTGCTTCGCAGCCTGACGCGCGATCTCCCGGAGGCCGTCCAGCTCGCGACGCTGCGGCGCGTGCTGCCGATCGCGGCTGAGCCGATTCGGTCGAGCATGGCGGTGCTGGCGCCGCGCGGGCCGCAGGCGCCACACCTGGCGGACTCCATGCGGACGAAGCTCCTGGGTCCGGGCGAGCTCGAGGCGGTCACCGATGACACGGCGGGTGTGGAGATCGGGCCGCTGCAGGAATTCTTCTACGGCTATTTCTTCGAGTTCGGCACGGTGAAGCTCGCGGCGCGGCCGTTCGCGCGGCCGGCCTTCGATCACGGCCAGGGCCCGGCGCTGCGCATCCTCGAGCGCGAGCTGTGGACGGCGATCCAGCGTGCCCTCAAGGAGCCGGCGCCGTGAGTCCCGAGGAAGCGGTCGTGGCCCGGTTGCTCACGGTGCCGGCGGTGACGGCGATCGTGGGCACGCGCATCTGGCTCGTGCTGATCCCGCAGTCGCCGGTCATGCCGTGCGTACGCGTCCAGCAGATCAGCCAGATCGACGAAGGGCTCCACGATCGCGGCGCAGGCGGCGTCGGCTGGGCCCGCGTGCAGGTCGATGCCATTGCCAACCTCACGACCGGCGGCAACGGCTACGCCACGGTGCGGGAGCTGACCGATGCCATCCACGGCGACGGGCGCGGCGACGATGCGACCGGGCTGCTCGGGTGGAAAGGCGCGATCGCGCCGCTCGAGATCCTCGGCATCTTTTCGATCCTCGACGGCGTGGCCGAGATCACGCCCGATGCGCTGCAGCAGATCCGGATCCGCCGGGACTATCAGGTATGGTTCCAAGCGTAACGACAAGGAGCACCGTTCATGGCTGATGTCACCGATACCTACTATCCCTCCGAAGGGATGATCGGCTACGGCACGCAGCTGCTCGTGGCCGTGGACGGCGATGCCGACACGGAGGCGACCGTGGCCGTCGCGGAAATCACGACGATCACGCCCGGCTCGATCGATACCGAGGACGTCGTGCGGACGCATCTGCGCTCGCCTGATGCCCATCACGAGCACATGCCGGGCATCCGCGATTCGGGGGCCTTCGAGCTCGTGGGCAACCTGCGCCTCGATCACGAGTCGCAGAACAACTCACCGGGCCCGCCGGGCGGCTTGATTTATCTGCAGCGGAACCGCGCGATCCGCAACTTTGCGATCCAGCTGCCGGACGCCGGCGGCACGACGCTGCCGGTGCGCGGCTACGTGTCGCGCTTCCAAATCGGCGCCATGGGCACGACCGGCCTGCTGAATTTCACGGCGGCGATTATGCCGACGGAAAGCTACAGCGCCGATCTGCCGGGCAGCGTGGCGGCCACGGGCGCGACGACCATCGCGGGCACGCCGGGCCATTTCACCCCGGCGGGGGCCACGGCCCCGGCGAATCTGGCGGCGATGACGGGCCTCACGGCGAGTCCGGCGACGGCCTGGACGACCGGCCAGCATGTCGTGCTCGGCGATGGCTCGCACGCCTACTGGAATGCCTCCGCGTGGACCGCGGGCGACGCGCCGTAGGAGTCGGGCATGGCGAATCCGCACCGCGGCGAAGTGGACGTCGGCACCGATGGGCACTGCAAGATGTTTCGCTTGACGATCAATGCGGCGTGTGCGCTCGAAGCCCGCACGGGCCATACGCTCAAGACGGTGTTGGAAGGGGTGGACCAGCTCAGTATCCTCAAGATCCGCGAGGTCGTCTGGGCCCTGCTGCAGCCGTACCATGCGGCGGAGTTCACGACCATGGACGCCGTGGGCGCCTGGATGGATGACGTCGGCCTGGCCAGCGTGACGCTGGGCATCGCGCGCGTGCTCGAATTGAATGCCCCGGAGGAAGGCGGCGCCGCCGCGGACCCTCCGATGACGCCGGCGGCTGGGACTGGCGACGGCTCTTCGTTGAGAGTCGCCGTCTAGGGCTCAGTCGCGAGACCTTCTGGCAGTCGACGCCGCGCGAGTTGTTCGATGAGGTCGAGGCGCTGTCGCTGGCGCGGCAGGATCAGCGCGATCGGGATGTGACCCTGGCGTGGCTGATCGTGAGCCTCGGCGCCGCCACGTGGAGCAAGGGCCGCGTGCCCGATCTGCCGGGGCTGCTGGCCGGTGGGCGCCGCGAACGCCCGCAATCGCTGGCGGAGCAGCGCGCCGCCCTCGAGATCATCGCACAGCGCCTGGGGCGCCAGTTGCGCACGAAGGATGACCGGACGATGCGAAAGGCCCAGGCCTCGTAAATGGCGACGAGTGGCACCATCGGGATCCTGCGCGCCATTCTGACGGCCGATGCCGCCGCGTATACCGCGACGCTGAAGAAATCCGCGGACGCGACCACGACCTTCGGCAAGAGCCTCACGGGCGTCGGCACCACGGCGCAGAAGGTGACGCCTCAGCTCACGCGCCTGGAAAAGAGCTTTCAGGGCGACAAGCTGCTGTACAGCGCGAACAACCTCACGCGGGCGATTACCAACATCGGCGGCGCCTCGAAGCTCACGGCACGGGAACAGGAGAAGGTCAACCGGGAGCTAACCGAGGCCATTGCGAAGTACCGGGCGCTCGGGCAGACCGCGCCGAAGGCGATGCTCGACCTGGCCCGCGCCACCGGGACCGCCAGCCAGGCCACGACGGGGCTGAGCGGCAAGATGGTCACGCTGGGCTCGGCGGTCGGCAGCTTCGTCGGCACGCTCGGTGCCCAGCTCGTACAGCGCGGCATCTCGTCGATCATCCAGCTCGGCACCGAGGCCATCGCGACCGCCGGCCAGATCGATGACATGTCCAAGAAGCTCGGCATCTCGGCGGAAGCCGTGCAGGGCTTCAATTTCGCCGCCCAGCAGACCGGGACCACCCTGGAGGCCTTCGGGACCGCAATTACCCGGCTGAACATCAATCTCGCCGAAGGGAACAAGAGCACCGTCGCGGCGCTCAGGGCGCTCGGGCTCGAAGTCGGAAAAATACGCGCGATGCGTCCCGAAGACGCCTTCCTCGCCATCGCGGATGCGCTGGCCAAGGTCGACAATCCGATGGAGCGCGTGCGCCTCGGCACGGAATTGATGGGGCGCGGGTTCGCGGAGCTGGGGCCCGCGATTCAGGATGGCCTGCGGAACCTGGTCGAGGGCGCCAACAAGATGTCCACGGAGACCGTCCGGCGCCTCGCCGAGGCCGAAGATGCCTGGGCGAAGTTTCGCAACAAGCTAGTCATCATCAGCGGCGAGATCCTCGCCCGCATCGCCGGCTTCATTGACACGCTGCGTCAGCAAAATTTCGGACTGGGCGTGTTCGGCCCGATGACGCAGGGGGCTGGCGAACTCGGCAGAGAATTTACCGAGGTCGTGATCCCGGCGCTCGGCCAAACCAAAGAGGAACTCGAGGCGCTGACCGAGGCGCAGCGCAAGGCCGTGCGTGAACAGACAGCGCTGCGGGCGATGTTGAACTCGGTCTATGAAGAGGAAATCCAGGCGATCGGCCGCGCGCAGCAGGCGCAGGAAGCCTGGCTCTATTCCGTCCGTGCGGCATCCTACGATGTTCGGAAACTGGTACTGGAACCGCTCGCACGCGACGCCGTGAGACTCCTCCCCCCGGAAGGCCTCTCCGACATCCTGCGCGCGTGGGCGGCTGATGTCGATCTGACGCAGGCCCTGCCCCCCGACATTGAAAGCCAAGGGGCCAGTGTCGGCCGGGATCTGGGCCGCTCCGTCGTCGACGAGTTCACCGAACAGGTGAGTTTCGGCACGGCCCAGATGCTGAGCGAAATGCTGGTGGGCTTGCGCGGGTTCAAGGATGCGTTCACCAGCATCTGGCGCGGGATCCGTCAGACCTTCGCGAACATCCTCGCCGACATGCTGCAGACCTTCATTCAAGACTTCTTGAAGAGGATGGTGGCGGCGATCGCCAGTCAGCGGCTCGCGACGAGCCTGGCCGGCGTCTTCGGCGGCGTCCGGCGTCCCCCGCCGTGGCCGTCCGCCGGAAAACTGGGTGCGACGATTGGCGCACTCGCCACGAATCCCTTCACGATCGCGGGCGCGGGCGCGTTGGCGCTCGGCGTCGGCATCTGGAAGAAAGGCTGGCTCCGCGGCGGCCAGGAAGGCATCGCCGTGAATCCTGCCCGCGATCGGTTCCTGCAGCAGTTCGGGCCATCGGGGACCGGTGAAGGGAGTGGGTTTCACACGCTGGCCGCGATGCTCACGAACCTCACCGGGGAACCCGGCGGCGGTCGGCTGTTCAGGCAATTGACGACGGCCGACACGATGTCCGAGTTCCGCGGGGCCAGCCAGAGCATCCTGACGCTGCTGCAGCGGCGGAACGTCTCCATCCCGAGCTTTCCCACGAGTCCCCTGGGGGCGATGACGGCCATCAGCCGCAGCGGGCTGCCGGGCGTGACCCTGCCCGCCGCCACGGTGCCGGCGGCGGCCCGCACCGCCGCGGCGCCCGTCACGATGAACGTGACGATCCAGGCCTGGGACCGCGCGGACATGAGCGAGGCCTTCCGCACCGAGATCATTCCCCGCTTCAAGGATGCCATTGCGCTCAATCAGTCGGGCCTGCGGACCACCATCGCGGGAGTTGGCTAAATGTGGTACGCCCTGCCCGATGACGATCGGGCCCCGACGGCCACGACCATCACCGCGAGTGCGGAAGATCCCGGCTATCCCGCTGAGTGGCTGGTGACGGAGAACCCCGCGCAGCCGGCGAAACTCACGACCACAAGCGGGAGCTGGGTGCTCGAGTTCGCGTCACCCGTAACCCTGGCCGCCGTCGCCCTCATCTATCCGCAGCTCGATGCCGGCATCGGCGTGACCCTCGAGGGCAACAGCACCGACAGCTGGGGGGCGCCCGCCTTTTCGCAGGCCATCATCAATCCCGGCCCGCATCCCGATGGCCAGGCCATCAGCCCGATTGCGCAGCTCACCGGTTCGCCGAGCTATCCCTTCTGGCGGCTGCGCATCACCGGCACCAACAGCGTGCCCGTGGCCGTGGGGCGCTTGATGCTGCTGTCATCGCTGCGCACCATTGGCAACGGCATCTCGGTGCGCTGGGGCGTCGTGGAAGAGGAAGACTACGGCATCGTCGAGATGGCCACCGAGCTGGGCGTCGACCTCATCTATGACGTGGGGGGCAAACGGCGCGAGCTGCTTGGGGAGATGTTGCTGCGCGAGGACGAGACGCAGGACTTCCTCGCGCTGTGGCGCGCGACGCATGGGCGCGTGCAATCGTGGCTCCTCTGGCCCTTCCCCGAGGTCAACGATGTCTACGTGGTCCGCTGGAGTCAACGGACCACGTCGCGCCGCCTGGATGTGCCGGATCCTGATGGCGGCTACGTGCAGCTGGTGCGCTGCCAGGTCAAGGAGTTGAGTCGCGGGCTGCCGTGGCCCTGAGAGGACTAGACATGCCCTTTGTGCGTCGGATGCGCCGGTGAAAATCCTCGACCGTCTGAAGCGGTCGGCCCATGCGGAGATTATAGATCGCCGCAGCAAAGGAGGGATGAATGGCGCTGCTGTTCATCGATAGCTTTTGACCACTACACGGACCGGGCGGACAAATATACGGCCGGGGCATTTGTGTCAATCGGCGCCGAGCATGGTCGTCATGGCAGCGGGGCGCTGGGATTTGCCTCGAAGGCGCTCCCGACCGTCGCGAGTGGAAGAAGCATTGTCGGGGGCGCCGTCCGCTGTAGTGCGCTCGGCGGCACGGATCTCTTTCGCCTCGGCACGGTCAATCTGCTCTTCTTCACCATTCAGACCATGAACGATGGATCCATCCAGACGAGCGTCTTCGGCTCCGCGATCGTGAAAAGTTCCGCGGCCGACGTCGTCCGGACGGGCGTGTGGTACTACGTCGAAATGCAGACGGACGTCAGTGTGGTCTCGGCGGGCGGCGGGCTGAACGCCGTGCAGGTGGACGCCTGTCAAATCTGGGTCGATGGGGCACTGATCCTCGATGAAACGGGTCTCGGCGTGACGCCGGGATTGACGGAGGGCGTCTCGACGTACGGCTGGAATCTGGTGGGGATTGGGGGCGACACCAACGCCGCCGCGTTTGATGATGTCTATGTCTGCGATGGGAGCGGGGCGTCGCACACCGCGCCGCTTGGCGACATCCAGATCGACGTCATCCGACCCAACGGCGCCGGCGCCTCGACGCAGTGGACGCCCGCGGGCGCGGCGACCAACTGGGAGGCCACCAACGACCTGACACCCGATGCGGACGCCACGACGGTCCTCGCGGCCACGGTGGGGCTCTCCGATCTCTACCAGTTGCAAGATATCGTCACGAGTGATGGGGTCATTGGGGCGCAGCTCCTCATCTCGGCGCGCCGCACGGCGGAGGGGTCCGCGGCGCTAACCTCGCAACTCCGTCACGCCGGGGTCACGACCGACGTGGCGGCGGAGATGCTCTCGACGAGCTTCTTCTACCAGAACCGCGTGTGCTTCGTCACGATGCCCAACGGGGACCCGCTGACCGATGCGCACATCAATGCGCTGCAGGCGGGGTTCAAGCGGACCCTGTAATGGCGGCGGCGGGTGTGACGGGGACGGTCTAGGAAGCCGAATGGCGGTCACCTTCGTGGCCTCGGTCAGCGCCGCCGCCGGCCCCGCTGGCGGGACCACAGGCGCCTTCAACACCACGGGCGCGACGCTCCTGGTCGTCAGTGTCGCATCGTTAGCCAGCGGACCCGTCGCCGCCGTCAGTGATAACAAGAGCAACAGCTATACGGCCTTGACCGCGCGGGTCCGCGGCAGTGTTCGGCAAGTCACGTGGTACGCCGTCGGGACGCCGACGGTCGGGTCCGGGCACACGATCACCGTGGCGGGGACCGGCATCTACAGCGCCGTCGTGGCCTATGCCTTCGCGGGCGTGGCGAGCTACGGCGGGCAGGAGACCGGCGCGACGGGGCCCAGCTCGCCCCTTGCGACGGGGAGCGTCACGCCCAGTGCCGACGGCGCCCTGCTGTGGAGTTCTCTCGGCAGTGAAATTGTCCTCGCGCCCGACACCGACACGATCCCCGCGGGCTTTACGGGGGGGCTGACGATTCCCTATGGCGGCGGCAATAATTTTCAGGTCTCTGGGGCGTATCTGGTCCAGTCGACCGCCGCCGCGATCTCGCCGTCGTGGACGTGGCCGGGGGGCAACCGCAACGCGGTGGCATCGGTGGCCGTGTTCACGGCGGCCATCACGACGGCCGCCAGTACCCTGGTCACGCAGCTCGTCGCCGAGCTCCCGGTGCAGCGGGCCGGCGCGGTGGCCATCACGCAGGCCGTCGTCGAGGTCCCCTGGCAGGCGCCGGGCGCGCTCGCGGTCACCCAGCTGGTCATCGAAGTGGCCCGCCCGCGCCCGCTCGCGCCCGTTGGGTTTCTCGGCACGCCCGGTATCGCCTGGATGGAATGGCGGCGTCGCGAGGACGAGGACACGTGGCAGACGGTTGCCTACAGCGACTGGGATATGCAGTGCCCGCCCTCCTACTATCACGGGTTCAAGGCCGCCCGGGTCGAGTCGTTCGGCCATGCCACCCGCACGCTGTCCGATCCACGGACTGGCGCCTGGCAGGGCAGTTCCTGCGAAATCCGGCTGGCGGATCCCGATCGCGGCCTGCGCACCGCCCTGGCCCATAGCCCGCAGCGATTCGGGCATGATGCCCTGGTCACCGTACGGATGGTGAGCCGCCCGGTGCGCGCCGCGCTCGGCGAGCCGCTCACCGTCTTCGCGGGCCCGATCCGACGCGCCGATCCATCACCGACGCTGAGTCTCACACTGCTGCTCGAGGATGCCGTCGGCCACAGCATGCTGACCGATGACTTGCTCATCCCGCAGCGCCAGGTGGAGGCCGCATTCCTGCCCGCGACCCTCGTGCTCAATGACGATGCCGCGGGGCATCCCGTGCCCATCATCTACGGCACGCATGCGCGCGAGACCGGGGCGGTGGCGCCGATCTATCTCGGGCTCGAAGACGGCACACAGCATCTCTGGCTCGTCGCCGGCCACTATGCGGCAATCACCAATGTCTTCCTCGACGGCATCAGCGTGCTCGGAACGGCGGATTGGACGATCCCGGGGCACCCCTCCGGACCCCTCATCGAGGAGTACGAAGGGCGGCGGTATACGCTGCTGCGCGGACGGGCGGGGACCCCGGCCATGCCGGGCGAGCCGGTGCTCTATGCCGAGAATGCCGGGAGCGTCGGGAGCTCCTACGAAACGTGGGTGGCGGGCGTGCATCCGATCGCCGGCACCGTGCCGCACTTCGACGTCAATGCCACCACGGGGGCGCGCACCGGCGCACGGTGTATCCAGGGCGTCGATCTACGGACCGGGGATTTCGCATTCGGGACGTTCGGCCTGACGACGAGCGTGTTCGGCATCCCGGCGGCCTATGACATTCCGAGCTATGACACGCTGACGCTCTGGGTCAAATCCGACACGGCTGGAGGATGGGCCAGCGGCCTGCGGCTCGATCTCGCGTTTCAGCTTAGCACGGGATCCACCGAGGATCCGCTCGAGCAGCGCGGCGCCGTCGTGTCCATCATGGATGCCGCGTATGTGACTGGGGACCGCGACATCGGCTTTGACTCGACCGATACGACCGCCTATCAGTCGGTGGTGATTCCCATCTCGGCCTTCGAACTGGAGTCGGGCGAGTCGGGCTTGTCGCTCGCCAGTGCCGATCATCTGATGATCCTCGTCAACGGCAATCCGGCCGGGGCGGACCCGATGGCCCTCTTCATCGATGACATTACGCTGACCGGCGGGGAGGAGGTCGCGGGCGAGCAGACCCCGGCCGATCGCGCGGCGGGCGGTGCCCCCTTGACGATCAACGTGACGGGCTGGACGACGACCGGCGATGAGACCGGCACCGTGATCACCGATCTCTTTGCACAATACCGACACTTCCTCATCAACTATGTCGCGAACCCCGCCGGCTACCTGACGGGTGGGCCGCTCGCCAATCCCACCACGGACCTCTACGATCGCGTTGTCGAGGTCGTGGACGAATCGAGCTTTACGATCGCGGCCGACCAGGCGGTGACGCGCTATCCACCCGACGGCTATATCGGGGCCGGTGTCCTCGGTGCCACGGCCAGCGAGCGCCTGTCGGTGCGCGAGTGGATTGCGCGCTGGAACCTGAGTGCGGATTGCCGCTTCGGCGTCAGCCGGTACGGCGAGCTGTTCATCGTGCTCGCCGATCCGACCGCCGAAGACCACGAGGCCGCGACGCTGGTTGAGGACGTCAACGATATGCTCGAGGGCACGTTTACGATCGCGCTGGGCTGGGAGGTGCAGGCGACGCGGGTGCCGTATCGCGCCGAGTACAACTGGGCGACGGGCACCTGGCTGGCCGTCAAGCGCGATGCCAACGATCCGGGGCGCGCGGAGGACTATGGCCGGGACATCGAAGGACCGGTCAAGGATTACTGGTTTGTGCCCACAGCGGCGCAGGGCAAGAATGTCGCCGAGCATGAAGTGGACCGCGTCGCCACTCCGCCGCGCGTGCTCGAGTTTGAGACCGGGCTGCACCTCGCGACCGCCGGCCTCGGGGGCTATCTGCGTGTGCGGCATTTTGCCGGGGTCGGCCCGAGCGAGGAACGCCTGGTGCAGATTGAAGAATTGACGGTAGCGCCGGGTCGACGGCGCGTGCGGATCCGCGCCGTCGATGTGACGGCGCTCGTCCCGACCGGAGGAGGGCGTGATGGCGATTGATCGCACCGCGGCGCACGGCCAGCGACACCGGGCCGGTGGATCGGACTGGCTACCCGTCTCGGCCCCGGCGCGGTTGCTCGGGCGCGGTAGCACGGGCACGGGCGCGATGCAGGAAATCACGCTGGGGGCCGGGCTGGTGATGGAGGGCACGACGCTGAGCGCGACGGGCGAGGGTGGTGGGGGCGGCGGTGCCCCGGACGCGCACCATGCGACGCACGAGGTGGGTGGCAGCGATGCCATCATCAACCTCTCCGCCGCGGTGCTGACCAGCGGCACGCTGCCCGATGCGCGCTTCCCGGCAACACTGCCGGCCGTCTCGGGCGTCAACCTCACGAACCTGAATGCCTCCGCCCTCGCCAGCGGCACCGTCCCCGACGCGCGCCTCTCGGCCAACGTCCTCAAGGTCACCGGCGGCTATCCCGGCGGCACGACCACCTTCCTCCGCGCCGACGGAAGTTTCGCGGCGCCGCCGGCTGGTGTGGCGGGGTCCAACACCCAGGTGCAGTTTAACGACGGCGGCGTCTTCGGTGGCGCGTCGGGCCTGACCTACATCAAGGCGAGCGGCACTCTGATCCAAGCCGGGCGGCTGGAGATGGGGAATGACATCGCGTTCACCGTCGGCGGCACGCTCCGACGGAATCTCGATACCGGATTCCTCGCCGTCGCGGGCGGCCTTGCGGCTAGTCGCACGAACGGCGCGAGCATCGTGCTGACCGGCAATGGCTACGCGACGCCGGGCTTGATTAGGTGTGAAATCGGCAACGTCGCAGGGGCACGGCTCGTCGTCACGCGGAGCGATGCGGCGGAAGCATTCGCTATCGATGGGCCGACGGGCGGCATCTCAACGGCGAGCAGCGCGTCGCCCGGCGTCGACATCAATAGTTCGCACGCGACCGGACCGTTTATCCGGCTGCGTGCGAGTGGCGTCGATGTGGCTGGGCTGTCGTCGCGTGCGGCGAGTGGATCGGGCGCGGTCACCGACGCGATGCTCTACACGCCGCAGAATCTCTATCTCTGGCCGCAAGCCGGGAACGTGCTACCGCACGCACCATCAGTCACG